GCCATACTCTTTCCAGTTTTCTGGGACATAATCAGTAGAGGGTTGAATCCTTGTCCGACCATCTGTAGGAGATCTCCACCCATCAGTTTTCCGCTCGACTGCACCTGTGAAAATACCAGGGACAGGGATTTGAATTTCTCCTTATTCCCAAGAGCCACGTCTCCGAGCATCTGAATGTTGCCCATTACTTTTTCCGAGGAAATTCCGAATGACAGCATTGTTTGTGCCGCCTGGCTGATGTCTGTCGTTTCAAAAGGAGTTGCGGCCGCAAACTTTTTCATGTCAGCGATGAAGCTTTGTGCCTTCTCGGCGGACCCGAGCATGGTGGTGAATGCTGTTTGCGCTTGCTCTGCATTTGACGCCGCGTTCAAAGATACTGCCCCCAGCCCGGCAAGAGCGGTACCACCTGCCAACAATCCCACAGCAAAAGTCTTCGAGGCATCCGTAGCCTTTCCAAGAGAATTACTAAGAGAGCTAGACATTTTCTGCATCTCTGCCGTAGCCTCATCTCTCAATTTCACTAATATGGATAATTCACTTGTTGCTCCTGACATATCTTTACAAAGTTATTAAATCGTGGTATATCTTTTAATACTTAATCAATCTAAAAAATCTATACATGGAAAATAAAGTATTCAAAATTGGTTTTATGGCCGCGGGCGGAAAACTTGAGATAAACAACGGATTCCTCTCATTCAAAAGCCCATATGCCAACAAGAATTTTAAGATACAGTTATCTGACATTGAAACTATTTCACTCGCTCCGGGTGGAACTGGAAAGTCTTTACTGAAAATAATTGGAAGAGGCACCGACCTTGCTTCGGTCATAATGCCTACATCATGGGCCGATAAATCTCAAGAATGGATATTGGCAAATAAGTAAACAGATAACGCCCTCATTGGGCTTTTTCTTTTGCCTCAAATTCAGCCAGGCACATATCAATAACCGTATCAATGAACTCACTGGGCTGGTCCTGGAACTCCTGATATGTCCACTTCATCTCTCTGCATACTAGCGCTATCATCATCCCTTCCGTCATCTCCGTCTTGGCCCCCGCGAAGTAGCGCGCCCATCTATACTCTACTTCGCCACGGCTAAATTTCCTTGTTGAATTTCGCTCACCTCTTCAAGAATCGCGTCATAATCCTCGGCTTTTCCGTCTTGGACCATATCAAACGCTCCTTCCATCGAACCGTCATATCTCACCACTGCAATCCTGACCAACTCGTCCTGGTATTTCATCATGGTGCTCATCGGAATTTTTTCGGTCTTAGGAGTGGTAACTGCCTCGACAGGTGATTTCTCCTCTATATTCAGCTCAATCTCTTTGCCCTCCGCAAGAATGGAGCGTAATTGACTTCTCTCTCTGGCGGTGAGATAGGTTTTTATCTCTATCTCGTGGCCGCCCGGTGTTTTAAATGTTCTTGTTTCTCTTTCCATCTTTTCAAAAATAAATTATAATAAAGTTTTTAAGGTCCCTGCAGAGATGCGGGGACCTTTTTGTTTAGTAACTTGCCGTATTGTTGGTGCAAGTGATAGTGATAGACTTACTGTCCGCGATCGAATAGTGAGCCTTAAATGACAAGGACTGCTTCACAATTTCCCCAACCTTAAACGGACGAGTGAGTTCCTTGAAGATGACCCTTGCGAGATCAATCTTGATTTCCGGATTAGCGGCGGCTCCGATAGTCACATCCGTATTTTTCAAGTCGATCCTCATAGCCTTAGCCGTACCTGCAAGGGCCGCGGTCTTGAAAGTCGCCTCATCTTGCCACACAGCCTCTAAATCTCCCTCAATGGTCAAACCAGATATCAGAAAATCAGTTGCAGTAAGACTACCTAGATTGAAATCCTCTTCCAGCTTCTTCCCGATCTTCAATTTCATACTCTTGATCACCACAGCCGAGGCTGCATCAAGTCCAGCCAGCGCGCTCGCAATCTTGAATGAGAAATGTTGTGGCAAGAAATAATTCTCGGTAGTGGTTGCAGGTGTGAGGGTTGCCGTTTCTCCCTTCTTCGCTTTCATCTTGAGCGCGTACTCAATGAATTTACCCTGCTCATAGCTAAGTTCTAAGCTCTCGACGCATCCTAATCCGTGCTTGTAATCTACGGCGCTCAGCGGGTCATCCAGGAACACTGAGAGCGACTGATGCTGTGCTGACTGCGCCACAGTCAAGACATGGTCTTTAATAGTCACATCAGTATCAGCATTGTCTCCGGTCGTGCAGGTTCCCAAAGTCCCAAGCAGGATGAGTGGTATAATCTTGTCACCTACCGGACCCTTCACAGATATTTCCGCAAATTGTTTGGTGATTTTCTCATCGACGCTCGTTTCAATCACCCCAATGCCGACATTAAGCTCGGCTTTTTCGTCTTTGTCATCGACTTGCGCGTCCTGAAACGGCAAATAGAATGTCGCTGCAACCTCTGCAGTACCCCTGACAGCCTCTTTTGCGAAGCCTACTTGCAGCTGATTTCCTAACCCCTTTTTCGTTGTCATAATTTTTTGATTATATTAAATTTTTACCCGCACTTTTTCCCACTTTCTTTCTGCTTCCTCGCGGTTTTCTGCCTCTATGCTCACCGGTTCATACTCGCCGGACCCGCTGAAGTGGAAGATCTCTTTGGCGGACGATTTATTTTTCACCTCTTCAGGCTGCATCGCCTTGTTTGTAATGTCTTTTTGCATTTTTTTAGCTTAATTGTTTGATTGCTTTGGCTTTCAATATCACCGTGAAGTAGATATATGACTGGGTCCGGATGGTTATTGGCTCCGGTGTGGTGCTTGCCGGCTCGAGTCCGGCGTTGGCATGTCCTCCGAGCGTTGCATCATTGTCGAACTTGTCCAGGATAGCTTCCACCAGTGTCTCAACCGTATCATCCGCTGTTATGGTCTCCATTTTGGCGATGACCACCACGGCGAAAGTATGGGTGCGAACATTGTCGTGATTCGTGAAATAACTACCCTCGATCGATGGTCCAGTGACGATGGCGCAAGGGTATGCAGCAATGTCGCGGTCAAAGATAGGGCTTACTTTAAAATCATCGACAATCACCGAGCCCAAAATTTGAGACGTGACCAGCGCTTCTAGGTCTGTCTTGATTCTGTGTTTTATGTCTGAAGATATTGCTGTCATATTTTTAAAATTTGGTTATGTCTTCGAGTATTAGATCCAGTGTCCTAACAAATTTCTCATTGATTTCTTCTTGGGATAGGTCGAGGATCTTCGGCATAAATGGATTTCCTTTTGTTCCCGGGTGATGCACCGTCTTTCCGAATATTGCATATCCCGCTTTGCTGACTCTGGTCCATCCCGGCGGGATTACTTTAGAGGCCAATACCTTTCCATTCTTTGCCGTGATCGTGTACGGACCGCTTCCATTATGTACGGATGCCGCGTATGGCGCTGTAGGATACCATCTGGCCCAAAGCCTCCCCTCTTCTTTCCGGAAACTGTGGAGAAGATTGCTGCTGCGGACCGGAATCGGCAAGGATTTATCTCCTCTGTCTCCCCTCGTATGTTTGGCCAGAATATCTGATGCGGCGTTCACTGCTCTCTGCAGTCTCGGCTCTGCGATGTTCGGGTAGTTCTCGAAAGATTTTTGCAGATCCTTTAGTCCTGGAATCTCGATTGTAAAATCTAACGGCATACTTTTGAATTAAACGAATTGCGGCGGTCTGGTGTATCTGGCAAGGATCATCTTGTCATCCTCATCCAGAGTATCTTTGAATGAAACATTATCCCCCGCGGCGCTCTCGTTCGACTTACCCTTCGCCATTCGGTTCTTGTAGGCCTTCACCACCAGCGCTTCCACCAGTCCGGTAAGATCTGCCGGCAGTGTGTGCTTTGTGGCATCTTCCGGATGAGTGAAATCAATCAAGTATCCGGCGAGATATGTGCAGGTCATCGCATTGGTTCCATTGGCTGCTCCGCCATACATCCGGACCACTCCGCTCTTGCCATCTCCTTCAAGCTCATAATCCAGTGTGCTATACGCCTGATATATTCCTTTGCTTACCTTATATTTTAGATTTGTGATACTTACTACCGGTGTCTGCTTCAGGAAGATGAACGATGCGTTGGGAGCGTAGTTGCTTATCTTCTCATCGGTATAGGTAGCCTGTTTGAATATGCGGTTGCACTGTCCCTCTACGAAGTCGCTCGCCTGATTGATATATCGCTCCAGGAGAGTATCAAAGGCTGTGGCAGTGACAATCTCCAAGATTACTTTGACGCGCGCGAGGTTAGTGAGCGCTCCTGGTTTTATTTCGGCCATATTTTTAAATTATGATATTTTTCGCCAGCGGGTTTGTCTCGTTCATTCCGCCAGAGGATGCCTGCACCGCAGGGCTTTCGCCGGACCACCCCTTTTCGAAAGATTTTATCCGGCCGTAATCTTCCGACCGTTGACCATACTCTGGTCTGTATAAATCCCCCGCGGCACTTCCCGATCAATTCGGGAAGTACTCGTGGACGATCTAAGCGTTCACTGGTTCTTGATAGGCGTTGCCCAGAGCGATAACCGCAGAGCATGGGATGCTGGGGGTCGTACCTCCGACATCGAGCACTACTCTGAGATATCTCTTTCGGGTAGTTCCGAGACCTTCAATCCTAATCAGCTTGGTCTGACTGTCGGCGGTGACCGTAGTGGTTAGGCCTGTAACATCAGCCATATCACTGGAGTCGGCAAGGGCGCCCTCTTGGACCTTGAATGCATAGGTCTCATCAGCGTTAGCGAGATCGATGTCTCCGGCTTGAATTACTGCCACGGCAGAGTTGAATCCTTTGGTGTCCACTGCGGCTCCGTCACCGTCTACCGTTCTGGTAGCCGATACAAGAGAAGCCACAAATTTGACTGCATCATAAAGACTTTTCATGTGTTTTTTCCTTTGTTTGCTTTCTCTGGTCCGGACGGACCGCCTTGTCCTCGACTTTAAGCCTCAGTTATCACTGACTAGGACTCCGGCTGATATAGAGATTGCTTTAATTTTTAAAAATATAGTAGCCGCGGTTTCCCGCTCCATTTCTTATTTTTTGTTTTTGTTTGATTTGGAATTTTTGTTTTGATTTTTTTGAGGCTTTTTCTCTTCCGATTTTTCTTCAATTGTCTCCTCGACCTTCACTTCCTCTTCGGTCTCTTCAGACTCTTCGCTTTCTTCGGTATCGGTATTTTCCTCTTCCTCGGTCTCGTCATATTCTCCAGACGCTGCACCTTCATCGGATATCTCAACGCTTCCCCTCTCCTCGACCTTCACTTCCTCGAGATAGTGATCTCCGATGTTCTTAGCCTCGGCCTCTGTCATGATGACTATCTCTCCGCGCTCTTTGCGGCCATCGTATCCGATGGGATTAAGTACCCTGTACTTTTTTTTGATTTCTTTTTCCATTTTCTTTTTTTATGATTAATGATTTTCTTGCTTGGGCGTCAGTGATGACGCCCAAGCACTGAAACATAGGATTAGGCCGCTGCGGTCTTGGCGACAGTAAATGCTGCCGGAAGAGCGATGGTCAGAGCGTGGCGGTGCTTAAACACGATGCCAGTCTGATCAGCAAGAGCGATCTCCTTGCCTCCGAAAGCTCCAGATTGGAACTGTGATACACTCATTTCACCCTTGTCTCCGTAAGCCATGGCTTTCATATTACCGAAAGCGATGAACTTAGTGCTCGCTGCAGAAGCAGAAAGCGTTGGGAAGTGAGGTGAAGTGAATACCGGGAAACCACCCATCTCTCCGGCCACCTTGACTCCGCCGCCTGTCGGGTTGCTGGCCACGATCGAAGGTGATGCGTTGCCTTGGTGATCCAAGAGATAGTGACCCTGTCCGTCCTTCTGGGTTCGAAGTGAAGCCCACACGGTGCGGTTCAGATAGAATGCAGCTCCTGGGAGCAATGACTCTGCGATGTCACCGATCATGAGGGCACTATCTTCCACTACCCGGAATTCTGCGAAGGTGTTCTCTCCACCTACCAAGTTCTGAGTGGTAACTTCATCGGATTCCAAGATACCGACAAACGGTGCACTGGTTCCCGCAAAACCCTGCTTGTCTATCATATTGGCGAGAGATTCTCCACCGATAGCAAGCAACCAATTTGCCAATTCCACATTGGCATCGGCGAGCAAGTCGTTGCCGACTGCGAAAGCGAGCTGCCACTTCTTGATGATCAGTTTCGCTTGTCCGAAAGTGATTGCGGTCACATCACCCGCAGCATCCACGTCGAGATATTCTCCCTCCAGGAATGATCCGGCATAGTTAGGAACGCCCAATGAATCTGACTTCATCGGCCATTTCGCTGCTTGGCTCAGAATCAAACCTACGGAAGCTGCAATGCGCAGGATGGCGTTAGCAATCTCAGATGATACCAAATATCCTCCGCGACCGTCCTGCTCTTCAATCAAGGCTTCATTGGCCTTAACATCCACCATCATTTTGGGAGTGGTGATGTCCTTCACCGCCCTGGCGAAATCTGATTTCTGCTTGTCAGTCAGACCGGTGCGGTCTTTCCCGAACAAGGCTTTTTCGACCCTCATCTTTTCAACGATAGAGCGGGTCTCTGATGCTACCAACGGACCGACAACGGATTGGAGTTTGGCCTCCATAATACCATCGACAGATTTGGCGAGCGCAGCCTCTAAAGCTTTTTGTTCTTCTTCAGTCATAATTTCAGTTTTAATTTTTGATTATTTTTTTGAGCCTTCCCGGATTACTTTATTCATCCTTTCCAGCCCGGCATTGACTACATTGTCAACGCTTCTCAGAACCTGACGAGCATCCAGAAAGCTATCAAGCTCCTTGATCTCTTCACACCCTGAGTTATTCGACTTTTGTTTTGGGATATTTTCTCCCGCGCCACCCTGGAGTATCTCAGCCACGGCGGCGGCCACTTTAGCAGCTAGTGCATCTGTGTTGAGTTCAGTGCCCTTCTGGGCTTCCGGTTCTTCCTCTTCTTCTGCTTCAGTGTTAACTTTGTTTTCCTCTCCGGTCGGTTTAATGTCATCTTTATCTTCCTCTGATTTTTCTTCCTTCTGCTCGCCTTTGATGAGCTCCATGAGAGATTGTCCGGCTCCGGTCATCGCGCTATCACAGGCAGTCTGCATCTCGCTGATGATCTTGCCGATGCTCTGCGCCATTTCCTCTGCGCTAAGCGCTTTGAGTTCATGCTGCGCGGCGATTTCTTTGATCACTGCTTTGATATCCACCTTGGCACCAAATATCTTCGCCTCAGTTGCCTTTGCCTCGCCGGTAAGCTCAGAGAGCAGCCCGATGGTTTCTTTGAGCAGAGGCTGGAATTGGTCCGATGTCGTCTCTTCCGAGAAGTAGACATCATAGAATGCATATATGATCTGCTCGAATTTCTCCACATTGGCCCACTTATTCTTCCTCTCTTCGTTCTTGTCCAGTTCATCGGCCACGCCTTCCTTGATCAGAATCCCCTTGGTAACGAACTCCTCTACATTCAGCTCTCCGGATTTTGCCAGGCTCAACGCGTAAGGATTCGCCGGGACCGGAACAAAACTGAACTCGAGCAACTCTGCCGTCTTAATGACGTTCCCTTCCATATCTCCAGGAATGAATCCTACGCTGGTAGCGCGCACGATTTTCTGATCATAGAGACTGCGGACATCCTGAGCAAAAGCGTGCAGCGCAAATCTTCCTTTGGCCACCAGCTTTCCTCCCTGCAATGAGATCTCATCGCATACCCCGATAGGAAGCTGCGAATAGTTATGCGCCCAGAGGACAACTGGGTTGCTCTTGTAATTGTCGAGGTTCCATCCGTCCTGGCTTACGCTCTCTCCTGCGCGGTCCACATCTGCAGTGGAGATTATAACCTCGAAAGTTCCACCATCGGCGGCCGCTTTGGTTTCGGCGATAGCGTTCTGCACTTCCTCTCCCTTAAGAGCGGCAAGCATTTGCTCTTTGATTTCCGCTGTTAATTTCTTGAGCTGTTCGTTCATATTTTTTTATTACTTTGTTATATTAATTTCTCATCCCCGCCCCCAAGGGTGAAGGGAGCGGAAGAAGAAATCAAATGCTAGGCAGCTCTCCAAAAGATTATGATCTTTCCTGTGGCCGCATCATTCGATTCCACTTTGATGCCGCTGGCGCAGGATGTTTCTCTGGTGTCTCTGTCGAGTCCTGCAGCGGAAGAAGCTGGGACCGTGAACATAGTGGCCGTGCCGCTCTTGATCAGCGCGTCATGCGCGGACATAGCTACATCCACCGTATAGCCCAAGATATATGCTGCAGAGGCAGTCACGACTACATCTGCATCGGTTGCCAAGTCCACAAGAGTCGCGCTGCACCCGCCGATTCTCGTCTGCAATTTCTTGAGCAAGGCGGTCAGGTCGAATACCGCATCATCTGAATCTAACAGCTTTCCGCCTTCCGGCTGATATTGGTCTCTTTTTGCTCCCATATTTTTTATAATTAGAATTGATTAATCCTCGATACTTATCTCCTCCGGCCTCACATAGCAGTAGCATTTCGCGTGAAGCGGAGGATGAGCGATATCGTCGTAGGTGAGATCCATCTTCGTGCCGTCCGTGCCTTCCACTGCATCACCTTTCGCGTACCAGTTATCTCCGGGTTTCACTCCATCCTTTTTAGCCATCGCCTGACAGTATACACAAGGGTCTCCGCTCGCTGTGTACCACTTTTGAGTCTTTACTACTCCAGACTTCTTCCAAGCGTCTGTGGTCGCCTTATTGCCGATTCTGAAGGTCTCAGTCTGTGCCACCATCGGCGCGCGGACCTCTGCCCCGTAATCGAATATAGCATCGGCCTCATCCAGGAGCATTTTTGTCAGCTTATCCAGTTCCGGACCCTCAGCCATTATCTTTGTCAGCTTATCCTTCAGAATTTCTCGGGAAGTCTCGTTGTATCTCTCAGAAAGCAGTGAGATTGAATGATCGATTGCCTTTTTTACCTCGTCAGTAATCAGGTTTAGTCCGCTCGCGCCTATCAATTCAGCCGCCGCAGCACCTTCTTTCTCGTAAAGGTCCATCAATATCGGCGTTGCTAGGTCAATAAGGGCGCTTACTGCCTTCTCCTGATCGAATAATTCGGACGGATTGATGTCTTTTTGCTCTCCGATAAATCCCTTTTCTGCCTGTTTCTCGATATTCCCCTTCACTTCCTTGCGGGTTGCTTCGTTAAATTCCTTCATTTTCTTGTCCAGCGCCTTCTCATATTCGCTCACCCGAGTTATGAAAGCCTTGTGCACCGCTCCATATTCCTCCTGTGAAAGCGTTGTGATATCCTTGATGGCTCGTCTCTTTGCCTCTTTGGTTTCTATTTTGAAGTTCTTCACTGCAGCGATGGCCGCTTTTGCGATTTCTCCCGATATTTCCTTCCTGACTGTGATGGTTGCACCTCTCCCATTCTTCGGGATCCTCATCTTTATTCTCCCCGCTCCTTGCCCCTTCGTTGGAGCACCGATGTCGCTCATGAGCGTATTTCCGCGGACCATATCTCCGCCATCAATCGGACCGAGTTTATAAAATCTTTCCCGCGCTTCATTAAGGCTCATCACTGGTTGATTTCCTGTGGCCGCCCCGACTTCCTTGGTCTTCGCTTCCACATTTTCCGGAATGATGTTCTCCATCTTGAGCCAGAGGTTATCATCGTAGCGATATACCAGCTGCAGGTTGAGGAACATTGCAATCAATTTCAGTTTTGGAGCTATTGTCCTGGTAGCAAATACATAATCAGTAGCTTCAGCGTTTGCCCGGTTCACATCTTCAGTAAGTCCGAGTGCTGTCTTCGGTACTCTGAATCCGGCCAGAATCTTATCACGCCCGAATTTCTGTCCCTCTTGAAAGTCCATTTCTTTCTGATTGACGGAACCTTCTTTGTATTTGGTCCCTGCAGGCAGAGCGGCTGTCCTGTAAGCGTTATCTACCCCGGAATAGATCTGCTCGAATGATTTCTTCAGGTAATCCATCTGCTCCGGAGAGTTGGCCGTTTCGCTTTCCAGAAATCCCCCGATTCTGGCGCCGTTCTTGAAAAAGCTGCGGTTGAACCTTGTCGCGAAATTATCCTCATCAATCCAGTCAGATATTCCTTGCACCGTTCCTATGCCATCCACCGAATCGCTAGGGTCCGGATTGATGATGTGAATAATCTCGTAGGTCTCATATTTCTTTTTGAAACTTCCGTCGCGATATTCGTATCCGTCCATAATTTCCTCAGGATCCTTACTCTTGAGCGTCTTGATCATAGACGGGTCCAAGAGAATGAGCGCCTGCGGTTTGTCTGTGTCGCTCTTCACTCCTGACATCAGGATGTAAGCGTTGCCACAAAGGTCGAGGTGGGCCGAAACTTTATTCCAAAGCACCGGTCCGGGAGTTACTTTATTGGGAGCGTCGAGAAGGTCAAGAAGTTCGTGCTCTTGCAGTTCTTCGCTGGACTTGTCCGCATTGACCTGCGTCAGATGAAACTCCGCATTCATAACATCCTCAGAAATCGCTCGCACAGCTGCATACGTCCAACCGCGAAAAGCTCTCATCGCCTTTTCCGCACTCACCTTGCTGCCTCCACTACTGAATATTGAGAAAGCATTGCTGGCATTCCCTACCAACGTGGCCACCCCGCCGAGGATCTCGCTCGCCTTTTCGATTACCCTGAATTTCTCGAGGGTGGTCCGGATTGTAGTTTTAAAATTTGCCATAATTTTTGTTACAAAAAAGCAGGGCGTCTCCGTACCCTCGAAAGGGTTGGAAACGTCCTGCGGTTTTCGCTCAGACGAAAAAGTTTAAGTTGTTATTTAAAATATATCACAAATAAAAAACGGCGCAAGGGGTGTTGACATATAGAATATCTATGTTAGTATTTTGTTACAAAACAAAGCAGCCCTACCCGCGGGATAAGGCTGCAATGTACTATTCTTCTACGGCTACCTCTTGATCGGAGGTGGCTTCTTTGTTTTTATCCTTCTTTGCTTCCGGTTCGTAATCTTCTCGAACCTTGAAGCAGAAAGCCTTCAAGCCGTAGGTCTTAGCATATATCCTTCGTCCGTTTTTTGTAATCCACGGACGGCAGATAATGGTTCCAGCATCGCTCATTCTGTTTCAATTAAATAATTAATTTCCACAGTATTATCTAGATTGAAGCGCGCTCAACTGGCCGGTACATTTGTACCGGGCTCAACCAGGGTAGACCTTGTCTGAGCTTGGGACAAATGCATAAAAAAACAATTATGCGTATCAAAAAATAGCGGGTGCAATTTCTTGTTAAGCATAATTGTTCATTTCTTAAAATCAGTATATGCCTAACAATATATAATGTCAAATGTAGTTATTGTAAATTTTATAAAAAAAAACAAAAAACGGATCACCTATTTTTTGCTAAACTTTTGTAGATTGTATGCACGTTAACATGATAGCATATTTTAAAACACATGTCAAGTATCTGACCCCTTTCTATCTTTAGCTTAGATAAGCCATAAAAATTTTTGTATTTTTATTACACCATTTATCAACAGCTCATTTTCGGAAAAAAGCTGTGGATAATTATCAAATCATTATCGTCTTAAATTTATCCGTCTCATCTTCTGGACCGTTCAGTTTGATCTGCTGCAGAGGGACCTCAATCATCACCGGCTTGCCGTCTTGGACTATAATCTCGAGCCGGCCGAATCCGATCTGTTTTGCAGCCTTCATCAGTCTTCTCCATTCCTTTGTTACTTCGATATTCTCTCCCTGCATTTTTATTTCGATTATAGCAGTACGACTTCAGGCATCTGCATGCCTTCATCGGCCAGTCCTAGGATTAAGTAAACCAGAGCATCTACAAGATCGTCATGATCTTCAATTCCGAACCCGAGCAGCTGCGCGATAAGATCCTCACATCCCCTGCGCGGAAAGACCACCGTGCCATTCTGTATGAATGTGCCAGCGGTCCGTAGGCGCGCGCGTTTGTCTCCGCCGGGAGTTATACCCTTTACAGCCAGCATTCTTCTCTGCGCCTCTTCCACGGCCGCTTTCTGGTATGCTACAGCCTCCATATAAAAGGTAGGATGGGCGTATAGTCTGAGCCCCAGGTGAATCGACTTCATCTGCTCCATTGTCTCGAGCATTGAGAGGTGAGCATTTACCGGGGAAGGAAGCACGTAGATTTTGGGCATTCCGTTATCGATTGATAGCACTCCCGACACCATAGTGGTGAAGTCCGCTTTCTCATTCTTGCTGATGGCAAGGTCCACACCCACTCCAGACTTGCCGGCGTTAATCTTCGGAAGATTATCATAGTATTGGATCCAGTCTGGAGGAACTTCCTGTCCTTCCGGCGGTACCACTTTCAGGAGATACTCACGCATCCACGCCACGTAGCCCACTTTCGCTTTCTGCCTCTCAATCGATTCGGGTGTAGGATACTTCCCCTTCCAGGTGCAATTCTCCCAGCACTCTTCGCCTTTGAAAAGCGCGAACTCGTGATATTCGAACACCGGATTATTTTTGAGCCGTGCCATCAGTCCATCGGTGTGAAGCATATTCCCCAGGACGATCAGGCGTGCGCTGCTTTCCTCGATTGCCGGGATAACATCACCCACCAGCCAATTCTCCGTCTTGTCCCGATATTCCTTCTTGCCTATCTTTTCCCGCTCCTCCGCATCGTCTATGACCACGTGAGACGGCCGAAATTGCTTGTGTCTCAGCCCTCTAATTTTCTGCCCTCTGGACCGACCCATGATACGCACCCCGCTTGCCAGGAGCACATTAGTTTCGGTGAAGCTGGATCCTTTTCTCTTATCCGCAATCATGTTTCCAAAGTCAGCCTGCAGCAGATCATTATTTTCCAGCTCCTCCCGGATGTTATGAATATTAACCTTCACAATCATGTTGGTTTCATTCACTAGAATGATGAAGGGCGATTCATTGATCAGCGCTTCATAAAGAACATCCACCATTCCGGCGTTGGTACTTTTCGCGCTCCCACGAAATCCGGCCAGTGCCAGAAACAATTTACTCTGATCCTGCAGAAGTGAAAAAAGCTCCGGATGGAAATCAGCGGCCGGCAATGAAAAGTAGTGCGGCAAATAGATCAGACCAAATGCGAGCTTACTTGCCCTTGCTGCTTCCAGACGCATTTCCTTTTTGTCCAAAATCTCTGTCAGTAGTTGCTCTGTCAGTGATTGCTGGAATTTCTCTTTTTGTTTCAGTCTCCCCTCCGTCATTTTGTTTTGTGAAAAAATTAAAGTTCTTGAATGCTGCCATGATCAGGACTCTCTTTTCTTCCGAGACTTTCAGCTCACCCTCCAATATGCCAAGATGTCTCTCGAAGATTCCCGCGTCCATTTCTGCCTGAAAGATTTCAAGGTCCATTTTGTTGATTGTTTTCAAGGCATCTATCTGGTCCTTGTAGCTCGGCGGGAACATTCCTGCTTCCATCATCTCTTTGGTGTAAAAAGCTATTTTGATGAGCTTCTCGTAAGTCAGGCGGTATCTCTCTTTCAGCTCCGAAACTCTACCGATTAGTTTAGTTTTATCCACCCTGTCTATCTGCTCCTTCCGGACCTTCTTGAGAAGCTTGGTTAGATATTTCTCATCTAGCTCATTGCCCTTGTAAGTCTCGAATCCTTTCTTCTCCTTTAGGTATTTGCCCAGTCGGGGAATCGAAACAGAAGGGTCCAGGATGATGAAATCCCTGATCGCTATCTTTATCTCTTCTTCATATTCTGGTATATATTTTGGCATACTGTTTTTAACGGTTATCGGCTGTTATTCTCCATATAGGCTTTTTGCTTTTCATATATCGCCCACCTCTTCCGGATAGCGTCACAGAACTTCGGGTCCAATTCAATCAGTCTTGATATTCTTCCGGTCTTCTCCGCTGCCATCATCGTGCTACCAGATCCTCCGAATGGGTCCAAAATAATGGCATTGCGCATCGTGCTGTTTCTGATTGCCCTCATTGCCAGCCAGTCTGGTTTCTCTGTCGGATGGATGTAGTGATTGACTGCTTTGCGAGGCATATCCCAGACATCATATTCGTTTTCTCCGAAAAATGAATGCTTGCCCTTTTTCCATCCGTAAATTATAGATTGCGCGGTTTTGTGAATCGGTTTCTTCGCCTTCAGTATCCACTCGCTTTTGTGACTATAATCTGCAAACGAAAGAGAGCCTGACGGCTTCACCCAGATGATCACTCCGGAATGATAAAAGCCGTTCTGCAGCATTGCGGCGAGAAACGGCGGATAACTTTGCCAGCCTGAGCAGATATAAAAACTGGCGCCTTCTTTGGCGTTTTGGAACATTTCCCGAAAGCTGTTTTGTATTAGGGCATCAAAATCTAGGGCGCTCAGATCATCGTTCATAATCGATTGTGCTCCTTCGTCGTTGAGTTTATCGCCGCGGCTTTTGTATGCGACATTATAGGGCGGGTCCGTGAATATCATATCCGCCCTTTCCTCTCCCATAAGGCTTTGATATGTCGCCGGGTCCGTACAATCTCCACAGATAAGCTTGTGCGGACCTAGTTCATAAATTTCCCCCAATTTACTCTCTGATTCTATTTCGATATCTTCGCCCGATTCTTCATTCATTGGCTCGAGCATATTGTCCAGGATTCTGCTCACTTCATCTTCTTTGAATCCGGTTGCCATTACCACTTTGCTGCTTCTTATCTCAAATATGATTTCCGATAGTTTATCTTCATCCCACCTGCCCTTGATTTTATTGAGCGCTAGGTTTAGAGCCTTCTCTTTCTCTTCATCCAGACGGACCAGCGCGCAGGGGATTTCTTTCAATCCTTCCATCTCTGCGGCAAGCTTTCTCTGGTGTCCTCCAATCAAAATATATTCCCGCCCCGGATGCATATTCACAACGACCGGCTCTACAAATCCAAATGTCTTGATGGACCGGCGCAGCGCAGCCATTTCTTCTTCCGGCATTATCCTGGGATTATACTCGGCCGCTTTCAGATCTGAAATTTTCAGTGTTTTGATTTCCATTGTATTTCTCGATTATACTTTTTAAGCTTTCCGGGACATAACTTCTTTCCTCAATTTCAACTAGATAGTGATTGCTGTGATTATACGCGCTGCCGAGCCTGTGATGACTGTGATAATGCCCATGAATATTAAGATCTATATTGGCAAAGATATCCCCCTGTAGACAAGTCTCCAAAATATGAGAGAAAAGGATATTTTTGCCCATAAATTTCAGCACCATTTGCTCACAAACAAAGTCCCATCCGTTTTCCAAATACCAACTGTAACTTTTATGATCATGATTTCCACGGACCAAGATAGTTTTAATTCATTTTTCCTGCAGATCCTTGAATATCTTCCCGACTTCCCTGTCATTTCCGATACAGATATCCCCTGTATGAATCAGCACGTCACCTTTCTTCAGTATCTTGAAACCATTCAATATCTTTTTCTCAAATCCGTGTTTTCTATCACTTAGATCAACCAGGTGCTCGTGATTGAAATGAGTATCTGAAGTTACATAGTAATTCATCGCTATTATTTATTTTTAAGTTCCGGGAGTAGGAATCGAACCCACATCGAGAGGATCAAGGCCTCTTGTCCTACCGTTAGACGATCCCGGAATAAGAAGGATGGTTGCTTTAAATATCTGTCTTCTTTTTACGAACAATGACTTCAAAATCTCCAAATTCTTTCCCGCCATAATTTATACCTTTTATGTTAATAGTAAACTCCTCCGCTTCCGCTTCTATCAGCTGAATCATTAAGAACTTGGCACACATCTCTGCTTTATTGAGATCTCCTTTTTCTTTTGGCATAAACGATTTTTAAAATTTAAGTGGGAAGAGATGGATTCGAACCACCAATGCAAGTTTATGAGGCTTGCCGTTTGCCATTAGCTTATCTTCCCAGACGCGCGAGCCTTGCCCTCGCGCCTTCATGAATATTGCTGGTCGGGTTTTTTTCTATCCGCCTATGCGATGACCGAATAGATAGTTTGTCTTACTCCAGATACTCTTTAACATCCGGACGCCAGCGATTTATTATCTATTTTTGAGAAACAGATTTTTTATTTCAATTCTCCTTTCATCCCAGACTGGCAGTAGTATCTCTACAATCATTCTCAATTTCTCTTCCGGACCCATATTCTTTACTGCTTCTCTCAGTGACTTATCGTGATCGATTCCACCATGACTTTCTGACCGCAATATCTCTATACCCCTTCTTTTTATTATTGGTCTGTATAGTTCCGATCCACTGTGAGACATTGTGAGCTCGAATAACAGATCCAGAACCTTCTCATCGATCGGCCACTTTATGAATTGCAAGAACTGCTCGGTTTCATTATTTTTCTTTTCAAGCTTTCTCTGCTCTTTCTCTTTTTCTTTCTTATTTTCTTCCTGGCGTTTTTTCTTCTCTTCGGGGGTGAGCGCGTAATCGGAGTGACAAGATCCATGCTTCTCACAACTGGCGCTTTTGCAGATATTTACAACCTTTCCCATTTTACTCCCTTCGGCAATCATGGCCTTTTCCATAAAATCGCACTGGTCTTTCTTGCTGCTTATTTTTTCGTATTTGCTATAGCCCAGTAAGATTTTATCTTCCGGAGAATACTTCTCGCTCACCTTGAGTTTGATGCCTTCCTTTTCCATTTTCCAGAAGATATATTTTCCCATCTTCCGCTTCCAACACCTGGTGTCTGTGCAGGCGCCTTCTTTAATTTCTCCGAATAGACTGAGATGGTCCGGCTGGCATTCTTGGCACGGACCAACTTCCGCCATTGCTCCTTTTTCTGTGAGCCACGGTTGATTGGACAGAATGTCATAGATGTTTTCTTCGATCCAGTCCTTCAGGTTCGAAACACTGACACTTTCCGACCTCTCTGCAATATATTCTTCGAGCACTCTGTCCTGATCTGCATGAGACAATTTAGCAATGATCATCATGTGGCTATCATTCACCTTGATATAACTCTGCCCCCAATCACTAGCACTCTTCACTTTGCCGGCACGATATGCAGCTGCAGCTTTCTCTGACAGATTCGTAAGCAATAGCCGCTGTCTCACATACGTCTCCGACTTCGCCACCCTGAGAGCGATGGTGATGATATCGTAGTGCGATTCTTCTACCAGTTTCCGATAACTAATACCCTCATCGATTGGATGGATATCTTCGCGCTGTAAATTTTCTATAATCTGAACTTCTCTGGCTTCTTCATCGCTGAGATTTTTAATTTCAGCTGGGATAGTTTTCAGCCCGGCCAGTTTTGAAGCTCTGAAGCGGCGGCATCCGGCAATGATTTCATACTTCTCTCCGTCTTTTTCTCTGACGATAATCGGAACCAAGACACCTTTCTCTTTGATGCTCGAAACGAGTTCTTCAAGAGACTTGTTGTTAAAATTACCGCGCGGATTGGTCTCCGATTCATAAACATCACTTAATTCAATTTCTACAAATTGCACTAAAAATTGCATATATTAATTTATTGGTTGATTAATTTCCACGCCCCATTGTGTGAGACCTTTTTTCATCTTTCTTTTATATCTTCTCCACCAGGAGGCAGTCTCGAACATAGGAATGTGATGAAGTATTTCGCGCCTTGTCCGCATTGCGCGGGCCAGCTTTATTTTTTGTTTGTGATTTAATTTCATAATCAAGCTATATTTTTCCCAATATTCAGGAAAGGCAATTTTTAACTTCGCGAAGTTGAACATGTCCGCTTTTCGGAAACATACAGCTAGCGCCTGCACGAAGCTTCCGCCGTATTTTTCCATATTCACAATTACTCTCTCTTTCTCTTCGCTCGACATAATTCTTATGTGTTAATGATTATCTCTACCTTCCCCTCTCCTTTTGGAATCGGGTCCGCCTCGAATGATCCGCTGAGATATTTGTCCTGGGAGAAAAGCGCATCTGCTATGCTGCCAAACACGCCCTCCGGATCTGCGTGCACACCGTTCTTCCATTGAATCTTGATATGCATATGTCCCTGATTATCCTCTGAAGTCTTGAATGGTTTGACCATCCGCGATTTGTTGCTTCCTTTGACGAATTCCCACTGGACTCTAGTCTTTGTTTGCTTGTGATATTGCTCCAGGACATATACTTTCCATCGGGCATACCGTTGCACCGGGTCCGTCCAGGCTTGCTTTTTCGTCTTGCGGATTTTGGCAAGCGGAGACCCGATAGGATCATCCGCATTGCCGGTAATTGTTATCCGCGTTTCCATTACTTTAAACTGACTGTCAGAATTTTTCCTGTGCTGTCTGAATTTCGCACCCAGAAAGTGATTGAGTTCTGTCCGTCTGGAATGTAAATATCTTTGACCTCGGAATACTCTTCCCATTCCGCGAAAGACACTGTGTTTTCATCTGTCCCCCACTTTATTTTCGCTTTCTGTCTGATCACGTCCATATTTTTTCCCACGAAGTGGAATTCATAAATATTGTCCGAGATTTTCTTGAATGAATAATCAACTATACTGGGAATTTGGAATATTCTGGATGATCCCCCGCCCACGACATTAACCGTCCTGGTAGCAGTTGCGACCTCTCCGGATTCGTCGGTGTCGGTTGCAGTATAAGCTACGGCATAGGTACCGTTCGCTCTTGTATTGACTTCACTGGTGTCGCCGGCTACCGGTGCAGTGTTGCCGTCGTTGTAGGTTACAGTGGCGCCAGCGTCCTGATAAACAGATCCTTGACTGACCTGTGCCGGGTTGTTTCCGTTGACTGCGATGGTTGTCGCACTCGCTTGCCCGGCTACGATCATGAACGACAGGACAAGGATTGATAATACTTTTTTCATTCGTTTAACTTAAACTTTTTAATATATAGAAATTTGGTTATTGGAGTTTGACGATTCCCTTCTCCGCTAGAACGAAGAAGCAGCGGGCGCAAGCCGAGGTGTCCACGAAAGCATCATGCGCATCCTCGAAGTCTTTTCCGAAAAGTTTGATGTGCAATTCTGAAAGCTTCGGCCACTTGAGACCATGCGGGCCCGGTATCGCGCAGTAGTTGACCGATGACTGCATGGTGCATATCCTCGGTTTGTCGAAGAGTTGGCTCTCGATATCTGCCCGGAGAAATTCGGCGCCCATCACCTTCTCATCAAAGCTGATATTGTGTGCCACCAGCATGTCAGACGCTTCGATACTTGCCTTGAATAGTTTCAGGATAGGTTCGATGTGATGACCTTCTTTGATTGCCTGCTCGGTAGTGATGCCGTGAACTTTGGATGACTCTTCCGGAATAATGAAATCATCCGGCTTGACGATGTACTGTTCGGCTAGATAGGTCTGCCCCTTCTCGTTGCATACCAGCCAGGCCAGCTGCACGAGGCGCGGCCAATTATCCAGATTCGTGATCGGAGCATTCCAATTTTTCGGAAGTCCGGTTGTTTCAGTGTCAAAAAAAAGAAATTTTTTCATGAGTTATTTTAGATTTTTTAAGTTCTCTATTCATCTCGCATTCTGCGAAGTGAGTGATATATACCGGATGATCGTATCCCGGCAGCTCTTTCTCCTGGATCGGAATATACCGACCTCCGGAAGCGCGAGCGAGCCATATTTTTTTTCCGCACTTATTGCATCTCCTGGATCTGTGATAGTCGAATTCTACTTCCAGGAAGGTGCCGTGCAGCGTTGTGATTCTAATGTCCTTCATCTTTTTCGTTACTTTTTATTCTGTCGTACATTCTGCTGATCACGCTGGTGAGTTCTTCTTTTTGCATGTAGCCGATGTGTCCCGACTTTGTATGTCTCTCGAGCCAGCGATACATTGCCTTGCGCTGAGAATGAGGATCGTTCCACTTGCCCCAGATGATGCTCGCTAGTTGGTGCGCCAATTGCCGCATCTTCCTTGTCTCCCAATCTGCCGGACTGGATGCCGCCGTTCCATTGGGATGCGCGGCGAGAATTCCATTGCATTCCGGATGCCGGGAGCAGCTGAAGAACTTGCGCGGGTCGCCCGATGGGTAGGTATATCTGTCTGTAGTCTTGAGCACCATCTTGGATCCACACTTCGGGCACTTTGGATTTTTTTTGGTTGCGCTCATCACGTTCCATTTAACTATTTATGTTTATTTAGCCATTCAGAAACAGCAATTACTCCGGCTTGCCATGATGAATATTTACGAGTGGCGCCGCTGTCGTTGTTTCCCACATTTCCCGGATTATTGGTTCGTGCTCCCACCCCTGCCGTACCGAAGGAACTATCGTTCTGCATTATAGCCAGGATGAGCTCACAAGGAACGTCGTAGGCATTCGAGGCATTGACTACCATCTTTCCGGTTACGGGGCTTGCTGGCACGACTGAGTGGATATATGCGTCAATCTCTGAGGCGTTGTCTACTTCTCCGATTTTCTTGGTAAGATTAGCAATCTTGGTTTCATGATTCTTATCCGTGGCATAGCTTCGAATATCGTACCCGAGAACTATTCCGAGAGGTTCTTGAGGTTTCTCTTTTTTATCGCCTTCTTTGTCGATGTACGGAATCCCAGAATAGTCTTCTTCGACTTCCGTGACCGCCGGCGCGGATAATACTTCCGGAACACTGATATCGAATTTGTTTGTTGTCTGGGCGAAAGCCACAAGGCCAGACCCAATCAGCCACAAACACACAATCACCATTCCCCACTTGAAGTCTTTCAACCTCTTTTCGTTTTTTCGTTTTTTGGTCATGTAAGGTTTAGTTACGATTCTTTTTCGTTTTGTGACTTTGATCAGTTTGCCTGTTCTGTCGTCTTTTCGGTAAAGAATACCCTTAATTTCCGTGTAATTACCAATTTTGTATTTTTTGTTTTCTACTGCTTGAGACATTTTTATTTTTTTATGATTAAGTTCCACCCTTAATCACCCTTGAGAATTCACCTTTAATATTTTGGCATTGAATATACCATCGCTACGATAATCGCGAGAGAGAAGATCGCCAAAACCAATACCTTCAAGATCTCCCCTTTCACGTTCATCCAATCGTCTCTCCTTTTTTGTTCTCTAAGAAATTTTCTTCCGTAGATTTTCATAAGATTTTTTAATTGATTAAGTTTACTTTTCCGGGAATGCAAAGAGTCCTTTTTTCATCAAATCTTTTTTTACCTCTTCGACGCGTTTTTGATTTTTTGCATTTTCTGTTTTTGAAATATCTGCATTATGGATTTTTTCATCTCTTATCTTCTTAAATACATCTTCTTCTTGGTACTCTACAGACCCCCCCTGGAGACCGTTTGAGACCCCACCTCGGGTCTGTACAGACCCCCCTTTGTCTTCAAGGGGGGTCTGTGTGGACCCTCCTGACGCACTTTCAGAGTCGGTCAGGGGGGTTTCTACAGACCCCCCTTTGCGGAAATAATCCATGTTTTCAATCCATAAATCTGGCACGATATAGGTGTTGATCCACTGCAATCCACCGGTGGTCATTACCCTAATTTTTCCCTTATAAATGATCCACTTTTTTTCGATTAACGACTCCAATGTTTTCTTGAAAGTAATCTTGCCTACCTTTCCCAACCTAGACATTAGATATTTCTGCCCGGCCCTACATACTCCACTTCTGCCGGCTAGTCGTTTCATGTGGATGTATAGGGCCAGCTCTGTCTCATTGCTTTGCTCAAGAACTATGTTCGGTACCTGAGTGAAGTATTTGTGATCGTTCGACTGGTCTTGAATTTCTATTTGATTATCCATCTCCTACTTTTAGCTTTTGGTTAAACTCCGGCGAGCCGGACTGGTCTGTTTTCACCCTTGCCTATTTTTCACTCTTGATTGTCATCAGTATTTTGATGATCTTGTCTGCCTCATCCATGTTCAAATCTTCTATGTTATCAATCTGCCTCTTGGGAAATTCCGGAGATCCTACCTGGCTTGCCGTATTGATATATCGGACCATAATCTCCTCTGTCTTGTACCCTCTCTTGCTCAGCAGCAGGCCTCTGATAACATCCGCTTTACTCTTTCCTACGGGGTATCTTTCTTTTGGGTTTCCCAAAGGTAAAGGTTCGTTAGCTTTCGCAGCGATTGCTTCCTCCTGTTTCTTGTCGAAATCCTCTTTTTCTTTTTCTATAATATCGTTATCTATGGCATCCTCTACAAGACACACAAGCTTTCCATCTTTATCCTTGACGAGTGTACCAATCTTTCCATCTACATTGCAGATATCTCCCTCTTTCGGCTCTGGAATTTTAACTGGAGCTTTTTCTTTTTCCTCCTTCTTATCCATGATCTGCAGTGCGTTCTCCGCCATCCTTTCAGTCACATTTTTCAGGTTATTCCATTTAAGCCCGGTGATTTCGTGGAGTAATTCCAGCGCCTCATATTCAGTCACCGCTCCTAGATCATGCAGCCTTTTCTTTACCTTAATGACGAATGAATTATTTTTAGGTTCTTGTTTCTTCGGCTCTGCAGCTCTAGGTTTTGGTCTGGTTTCTTCTTGGCGCACCTGCTTATTTTCCTCGACTGCATCTGTGTCTCCGTCACCGGTTAATATTCCGAAGGCATTGCAAAATGCATATCTCTTAGCGAAGGTACAGCGCGCGCCATATTTCTGAGGCTCGCTCATGTACTCTTCCGATCCGATCGGAATAGAGAATTCAGTATCTTCGCTGTAACCTGCAATATGCCTCTTTGTGACGATTACGGAGAACATCTTACCGTCTTGATGAGTATTGACTGTGTAAGATAATCCATTCTTAGCAATATATGGACCAGTCTGATCAACGATTGAGTCAATCGGAGCGAATCTGTAACGCTCCTTACCACCTTTGTCAGATACCACCTTTGTTTTTTTAATTACCGGGCATTCTGCCTGGAATTTGGCCATAGCCTGGTCGAATTGCTTCTTTGCTTGTTTCTTTTCCATACGTTCGTATAGATCGAGCATTTTCTCCGCCATCTCTACATTACCGGCCATTACCGCCTGGCTCATGATTGCGCCTATGTTAATCTGCTGGACACCGGGAATCATCACTTTTCTGCTCTTAGGTGCTATCACCTCCGTCGCCTCTACTTCGATAATGTTATCTTTCTGCGTCTGCGGATCATTTGACCCACTTCGTTTTTTCATGCTTTTTAGGTTACTATTAAAGTTTGTCGACCGTTATCCTCTTGTTAAAGTAAAATGTAATCTCGTGAGTTCCTTATACTTTTTTGTTTTGGTTTTTCCTGCAATGATGAGCTCGTCTATTTTCTCGTTCAGCTTCTCGATAGCAATGTCTTTTTTTGATTTCATTTTGTGTTTTTTAGGATTAAATCACCCTTGATTTCACCCTTATGCTGTTTTATATGCAGCTACTCGATCCGGTCCTTCTTCCTGGAGCGAGTAGCTCAGGCATACAAAAAAACCTGCCTATTAGGCAAGTTCCTTGTATGTTATTCAGTTTTTAGCTGGTCTCACGCCCCGCAGCATTTCTTATATTTCTTCCCTGATCCACAAGGACACAAATCATTGCGACCGACTTTGTCTTTGTTGATTTCTGGTTTGTTTTCTTCCGAGTCGTCAACGCTTCC